TGCGTGTGGAAATATGACGACCTTGACGATTATTACAGCACAGCTTGCGGGGAAGCCTCCTGCTTCACTGACGGCGGGCCAATAGAGAACAGTTTTAAGTTTTGTCCCTACTGCGGACAGACGATTGCGGTGGCGCTATGCCCAATCACTTGACCCCGGCAGAGCGGGCGGCGGTGTTAATAGAACAATGGAAAAACGGTAACGCGCACGAGTCTATCGACATTGCTTTCGCTGAAATTCGCCGCTTGGCGCTGGAAGAGGCGAAGAAGGTCTTGCCCACAAGCTGGTGCGACCCCATCTTGCAACTGCTCGGTAAAGGGCCGTGGGGGTGTCCAGAGATAGAAGCGTTCGTGCACAGATTGAAGGCCGAACTCGACAGGCTGGCACGCGAGGGGGCCGTATGATCGGCAAACTGGCGCTGACCTTAGACCTTCTCGCGGGCACCTTCATGTTTTACGAGAGATGTTGGCGCGTGTTCGAGTGCGGTGTGATCTACGGCATGAAACTCATCATCTGGTTTCTTCCGTAACTTTGGAGGAGGTGGTTATGACAACGTTCATCCTTTTCTTGATTCTCGCCTTCCCTGGGGAACCGGGCTATCCCCATCCCCTCCCCGATCCGAGTCAGCCGGCCCCCTACCCGGCTCCGTATCCAGCGCCCTATCCATCGGAGGTGAATTGACCATGAGTATGGCAGATAAAAAACCCTGTGCCCCATGGGAAATCGCCGCGGCTCCCTATGAAGAAAAGAGGCCCCTCCCCTACGAACCCGATCAAGGCCGAAAGGACGACGGCGACAAGATCCGGACGGATCTCTATCCCCCGGCCGCGTATCTCTCGTCATGTCGCGCCCTCACGTACGGCGCCGGCAAGTACGACGCGTGGAATTGGACGAAGGGTCTCGCCTACACCCGAGTCTACGGCGCCCTCCTCCGTCATCTCTTCGCGTGGTTCTGTGGCGAAGCGAAAGATCCCGAGTCTGGACTCCATCATCTCGATCACGCAGGCTGTTGTTTGGCGTTTCTTCAGCATTACGAGAGCGATCTTCCCCAGTATCGATCATTTGACGATCGACCGTCCTATTTCAAGAGAGGAGAAATCAGTAAGTGAAGCTACGAACGAAGGGCGTATCGACCAAACCGACACAGGATCAGCATGCCAAAGCCCGCCAACAGTCACGTGCCAAGGGAGGCCGAACCTCGGCGCGCCGACTGGCCTTGTCTGATCTCTTGGACGCCCACTTTAAGCCGTTAGGGGAGGGGCGATGATCCTCGGATGCGACCCCGGCGTACACGGCGCGTTTGCTCTTTTGAGCCACGAGAACGGCCGTCCGACGGTGAGGACATTTGACATCCCGGCGCTAAAGATCAGCGTCAACAAGGGGATACGCACGCAACTTGATCTCGCGGGCGTGGTTTCGTTCCTCGTGGAACATCGTCTCGGGATCGTCCACGCGATCATCGAGAACCCCCACGCCATGCCAGGACAGGGGGTCTCCAGTTCCTTTTCCTTCGGGTTTGCCTGTGGGGCGCTGCAATCGGCTCTTGTGGCGATGGAATTGCCCACCACGACGATCAGGCCGGCGATCTGGAAACGGAAACTCGGCCTCTCGGCCGACAAAGACGAGACACGCCGGCGGGCCTCTCAGATATTTCCGACCTGCGCCTCCCAATGGGCGCGGAAATGCGACGACGGGCGGGCCGAGGCGGCCTTACTGGCCTACTGGGGGCAGATGGAGGGCTTGACACTATGAATCCGTATACCAGGGGCGCGATTCAGGGGTTCGTGTGGGGGTTTGTGGGGGCGATGCTCCTCGTGATCTGGACGGGGTGGTTATGCCAGTAGGGGAAGAATACGGCTGTGTCGACGATCGTGACTGTGTGGCCTGTACCACGCTCCGGATCCGGATCGCCGAACTGGAGTTGACGAACGAAGCCCTCCGTCGACAGGCCCAACAGGCGGCGACGGATGAGGCGAGACGGGTCCGGGCCCTAACAGAGATCAAGCTGATGGCAGAGGTGTCCCTACGATGAAAGGGGTGGATATGTATCTCATGTATGCGGGCGCGGCGATGGGGACGGTGGCGTTTGTCGGATCGGTGGTGAGCCTGATCGTCCCTGGGCATATGTGGACGAATCGCGAGCCGTTCTTTTTGTGGGGGTACGTGCTGTGTGGGGTTGCCGCGGCATTAAGCGGCCTCGGCGCCTATTTCGTGGTGGGGCGGTAAGTGACGCATGATCGACGAACTCTTTCCCTATCAACAGGAGGGGGCCGCATGGCTACAGACACAGCGATGGTGCCTCCTAGCGGACGAGATGGGATTAGGGAAGACCGCCCAAGTCCTCGAAGCGATCAATCAGACGGACTTCAAGGAAGCCCTGATCATTTGTCCAGCGATCGCGCGGCTGAATTGGTACGGGGAGCAGGAGAAATTCGCGCGGCGGGATTTCACGCTCTCCGTCGTGTCGTTCGACAGTACCTTTCAGAAGGGCGGAAAACGAAAAGTTCAACCGAAAAAGGAACTCTGTAGACCATGGCCGTTACTCGTCATCGACGAATCGCATTATCTGTCAAACCCGGAAGCCCAGCGGACGCAAGCGGTCTATCTCCATATCGCGCCGTATGCGTCGAGGGTGTGGTGTCTCTCGGGCACGCCGGTCCGGAATCACAATGGCGATATGTTCACGTTCCTCCGCGCCGGCCAGGTGATCTCGATGACGCATTCGGCCTTTGTAGCGCGGTACTGCATCACGAGGCACACCGTCTACGGGGATCAGATCGTCGGATCACAGCGTCACGACGAACTCAAAGACATCATGGCGCCGTATGTGTTGCGTCGGAGAAAAATTGACGTGTTACCTCAACTCCCGAAGATCATCTTTTGTGACGTCCGGGTCGAGCCGGCCGAAGTGGATATCGACCGGTACTATACCGACGTGTATCTCGGCATGACGCGGATCGAGACGATTCATGACGCGGTGAAGAAACAGAACGACGCCCTCGAAGCCATGTTCGACGTGTACGGGGAGGGGGCCGAGATGACGAACGCCTTGGCCCAACTTAATGACGCTCGACAGTATGAATCTCGACGATGGGTTGAACTGCAGAAAACCCCACGCGTCGCCGAGATCATCACGGAGGAATTGCTCTCAGATTGTTATAAAAAAATTGTCGTCTTCTGTTGGCATAAGAACGGCGTCGAAGACATGGCCGATCGGTTGCGGCAGTTCAACCCCGTCACCGTGTGGGGCGGTACGGCGATGAAGGCCCGGAAGCGAGCTGAGATCTATTTCCAAGGGAATCCGGAGTGCCGGGTGTTCGTGGGGAATATCCAGGCAGCGGGGATCGCGATCACCCTCACGGCGGCGTGTGAAGTCGCCTTTGTTGGCTCAAGTTACGTCCCGGCCGACAACGCCCAAGCGGCGATGAGGGTGCATCGGATCGGACAAACCGAGCCTGTGCGTGTGCGGTTCTTTAGTGTGGCGAACTCGATCGATCAACGGGTGCAGATGGTGCTGAAGCGGAAGACGAGAGACATCGTGCAACTCATGGGCGACGACAAGCCCGCGTTTAATCCACTCGATTAAGGAGGAATCATGATCGCTGTCATAGCCGGAACCCAACGTGAGTTTAGCGAGTATTGCCGGGTGAACAACCTCAAAACGAGTGAGGCGGTCTACATTTGGGATAAGAGGGCCCTTGCGGGGATGAACTTCACGAAGTTCGTTCGTGTCGGGACGTGGTATCTCGCCCCGGCTGAGGCGATCAAAGAGTTTGAGAAACGAGACCTGTTCGCGAATCATCGTGTGCCGAAGAAAGAATCCTAACCCATCACGTTACAGAGGAGGAGAGACGACAACATGATCGAGATGACATTGAAAGCAGACGATTTCAAGGGCCTGTGTGTGCTGATCGAGGGGCTCTATAACGATATGACGGGCGTGGTGTTGTCGACGGATGAACCCCATGTCTTGCCGGTGACGACCCCCGCGCCGGTGAAGGGCAAGCCAGGGCGGCCGAAGAAAGACAAACCCGATGTTCCGGCGTTCGTCGAGGAGCGCAAAGCGGAGCCCACCATCCAAGAGGCGGCGATGGACCTCGCGCCTCCGGTTCCGCCGGCCCCTGCGGATCCGATGGAAGTCAAACCGGCCACGATCGAACAGGCCCGCGCGGTGATGACGCAATACATGAACAAGTTCGGGTTGCCCGCCTCCTGTACGTTCATTGAGAAACACACCGGGAAACAGAAGTTATCGGATTCCGCGAAGGACCCGAACGCCCCCGTGGTCTTTGGCGCCCTCATCTTGGCGGCGGAAGAGGCGATGAAGGCATGAACGAATTGACCGTCAGGCCCGTGCATTCCCCCATCGGCGCCTCGTCGATGTATCGGTGGGCGGAATGTCCGGGTAGTGTGAAACTCTCCGACGGGATCGCGTCGATCTCCTCGCCCTATGCGGAAGAGGGGACGACGGCCCACGAATACGGCGCCCTCTGGTTACAGGGGAGCGGGAAACAACCTCCACTCCCTGAAGGGGTCGACGACGAGATGGCCGAGTTCGTCAAGGTGTACGTCGATCACGTCTTCGGGCTGATGGATCCGGGGGATCGGCTGTTCGTCGAACATGGGTTTGATCTCAGTCAGATCTACCCCGGCGCTTATGGAACGAACGACGCGTCGGTCTATAAGAAGCGCAAGAAAACCCTCCACGTCATCGATCTCAAGTATGGCTCGGGCATATGGGTCGACGTGAAAGACAATCCCCAGCTCCGCTACTACGGGCTCGGGGCGTTGATCGAATTGATGACGTTAGGCGAGACGGTCGACACCGTGGTGTTGACCATCGTCCAGCCACGATGTGCCTCGACCGACGGGCCGATACGGTCTGAGACGATCGAAGCCGTCGAGTTGTTAGAGTTCGCGGCGGATCTCAAGATGTACGCCGAACGGACGACGCAGCCGAACGCCCCCTTGAAAGCGGGCGATCACTGCCGATTCTGCCCCGCCCTTCAAATCTGTCCGGAAGTGAACAAGACCCGCCAAGAGGTGGCGAAACTAGAGTTCGCGCCGGCACTCCCATACGACCCCGCGAAATTGAAACTCGCGCTCGACTCCATCCCCGTGATGAAGGCGTGGATCAAACGGGTCGACGAGTTTGCCTATGCCGAAGCCGAAGCGGGGCGGTGCCCTCCAGGCTACAAACTCGTCGAAAAACGGGCCACGCGCAAGTGGCGATCCGAAGATGAAGTCGCCTTGTATTTGGGCGGCCTCAAGGTCTCGGACGATCTGATCTTCGAGCCGCGGGCGATCCGATCCGTCGCACAGATGGAACAGGCGTTGCCCGATCATAAAGAACTATTGAAGAAATTCGTGACGAAAGAGTCTAGTGGGCATACACTAGTTGATGCTACGGACAAACGTCCCGCCGTCAAGCTGTCAGCGAAAGAGGAATTTAAAGTTATCGATCTCGATCCCTTGGCATAACGCCCCGCTCCGGGCGGATCCCGGATAGAACCTATTACCAATGGAGACCCAATGTCTGAAAACATTATGACCCCAAAGTTCCGCGTGTCGTTCCCCGATGTGTTCCGTCCCGGGAAAGCGGACGACATGGGCAAACAGAAATACGGATTGACCATGCTCTTCGAGAAGGACGCGGACATCTCGGCCTTGATGAAGGCCGCCGAACAGGCCGCCGTCGATAAGTGGGGCGCGGACAAAAGCAAGTGGCCGAAGAATCTCCGGAATCCCTTCCGCGATCAGGGCGATAAGGAATACGAGGGGTATGTCCCCGGCGCGATCTTCATCACCGCCAAGGCGAATCAACGCCCTGGTCTCGTCAATGCGCGGAACGAAGACATCATCGAGGAACACGAATTTTATGCTGGCTGTTATGCGCGGGCGACGGTGCGCGCCTTTGCCTACGACAATAAGTCCAAGGGCGTGGCGTTCGGCCTTCAGAACATCCAGAAGTTAGGGGACGGCGAACCGTTCAGCGGCCGTCTCAAGGCGTGTGAAGAGTTCGCGCCCGTCGAGCCTGTCGGCGCGACGAATGCGGAAGGGACCAAGACTGCGGCCGACTTGTTCGGCTAATCGCTGTTCACACACAGGGGTAGGGAGGAACGCGGTGCCTTACGGGGCACCGCCTTTTTACTGGATGATCATTCACGGTGATTTCGAAACGCGGAGTACGGTCGACCTGAAAGAAGTCGGGTTGGATGTCTACTCCCATCACCCGACGACGGATGTGTGGTGTTTTGGCTACGCGTTAGAAGGCGGGGAGCCGGCGATCTGGACACCGAAAGACGCGTGGTTCGGGCACTACCTCTGGAGTGCGGACACGATATTCGTCGCGCACAACGCCCCGTTTGAACTCGCGATCTGGAATAACATCATGGTCCCACGGTACGGGTGGCCGACGCTCGATCCGTCGCGAGTCCGTTGCACCATGGCGATGGCCTACGCGATGTCGTTGCCGGGGTCTCTTGAAAACGCCGCGCTCGCGGTCGGACTGGCCGAGAACAAGGATCAGGCGGGACATCGCTTGGCGATGCAGATGTGCCGGCCGCGGGCGGTCAATGGCGTGGCGACGTGGTGGGATGAAGAGGAGAAACGAGAGGCGCTCTATGAATACTGCAAGCAAGACGTGCGAACGGAACAAGCGCTTTATCATCGATTACTTGAACTCTCGGCATCCGAACAATCTCTCTGGATTCTTGATCATACGATCAACAAACGGGGGGTACACATTGACAAGCCCGCCGTTGAAAAAGCGATCGAGATCGTCCGGGTAGAAGTCGACCGTCTGAACGCCCAACTCTACGAGGCCACTGAGGGCGCGGTCGGATCGGCGACAGAAGTCGCGGCCCTCACTCGATGGTTGAAGTCTCAAGGTGTGCCAATCGACAGCTTGGCGAAGGCCGATGTCATCGACGCCTTGACGATTGACGACTTGCCTGAGAACGCCCGCCGCGCCCTCTTGATCAGACAGGAGGCGGGGAAAACCTCCACCGCGAAACTCCGGACGATCTTGGCCTGTCTCGGGCATGACGGCCGAGCGCGAGATCTCTTCCAATTTCACGCGGCTGGCACTGGCCGATGGGGCGGGAGACGGATTCAGCCTCAGAACATGCCCCGCCCCTCGATCAGCCACACCGACATCGACAACATCCTCGATCACTTCCCCAAATACTCGGCGCCCGAACTCGCGGGCATGATGGATCTGTTCTACGGCCCACCGATGACCTGCGTTTCGGACTGCCTCAGAGGGATGATCTGTGCCGCCCCCGGCAAGGTCCTGATGGCGGCAGACTTCGCGAATATCGAGGGTCGCGTCTTAGCGTGGCTCGCGGGTGAACAGTGGAAACTCGACGCATTTACGCAGTACGACGCGGGCACCGGCCCGGATATCTACAAACTGGGGTATGCGAAGTCGTTCCGGATCCCCGTCGAGGAGGTGACGAAGGATCAACGGTTCATCGGCAAAGTGCAAGAACTCGCGTGTTTGTCAGGAGATACTCCGGTGTTGACCGATCATGGCGTCAAAGCGATGTTGGATGTAACAACGGAGGATCAGCTATGGGACGGAAAAAACTGGGTCGCCCATCGCGGGCTAGTCAACAAGGGGCTGCGGGAAACGACACACCTCGCGGGTATCGAGCTAACTCCGGATCATTTAATTTTAACAGGGCAAACATGGAGGCCGGCTCAGGCACTCGTTTCAAACCTCAACTACCTCCAATCGGCGTTGGTATGCGGTTCGGAGAGCTTACCATCGTCGGGCGTGTGGTGGGCTCAAAAGGAGGCGGAAGCTCGATGTTCTGGGTCGAGTGTTCATGCGGAGCACCTCGGCATCGGGTCCACGTTTCGAACCTCCGAAAAGGCGCGAGCACGCGGTGTAATCCCTGCGCGAAAAAGCAGGCCGGATACTGGCGTAAACATTTCTGGGGGTATGCCGATATTGTCCCTGGCGATGATCACAGGCGGCGTCTCCTTAACAGAATATCCGCGTGTCTCAATCGCTGCCACAATCCGAATGACCGAGGATATCGGAATTACGGCGGTCGGGGCATCTACGTCCACGCCACATGGCGGAAGGATAGGCGGGCTTTTCTCGCGTACCTCGTCACCCTTACGGGATGGGATCAAGCGGACCTGGAACTCGACCGGATCGATGTCAACAAAGGATATGAGCCGGGGAATCTACAGTTCGTCTCCCATGCGAAAAATCAAGGCAACCGGAGACAGATCAGGACGATGCAAGCCTACATCATCCAGCTTGAAGCCTGTTTACGATCTTGCGTATGCGGGGCCTCTCAGTCGCTTCACCATCATCACTGCTGATGGACCTCTTATTGTGCACAATTGCGGGTATCAAGGTGGTGTCGGCGCCTTTCAAACCATGGCGAAAAACTATCGCCTCGTCGTCTCGGATCAACGGGCCGAGGAGATCAAAAACGCATGGCGAGAGGCCCATCCGCGCACGGTTCAGTACTGGTACAGCTTGGAAACTGCGGCGACGGGGGCCGTGATGCATCCCGGTCAACAGTTCTGCGTGGGGAACTTGGGCCGGATCGTCTCGTTCCTCGTCAAAGGCTCGTTCCTCTTCTGCAAACTGCCGTCGGGTAGGGTCTTGACCTACCCATATCCAAAACTCAAACCGATCGCGACACCCTGGGGGGAGGTGAAAGAGCAGGTTCACTATATGTCGGTCGACGGGAAGACAAAGAAGTGGCAAGAGACCCATACCTATGGTGGGAAACTCGCCGAGAACATCACGCAAGCGGTGTCACGTGACGTCTTGGCCGAGGCCATGGTGCGGGTCGAAGGCCAGGGGTATCCGATTGTGATGCACGTGCACGACGAAATCGTCGTCGAAGTCGACGCGAGTCGATCATGGGATTTGACGTTATTCGAAGCCTTCATTGCACAACCGCCACGGTGGGCGACGGGACTCCCCATCGCGGTCGAGGGATGGAAAGGGAAGAGATATCGGAAATGATCCTCATGTATGTCTATGTGGACGAGGTGTTACGGCATAAGGTGAAGACCAATCACCTCCCACGTGTCGGAGACCTGGCCTGTTATGACGACGAGCGCGAAGGCGTGGTGAAAGTCACGGAAATCCTCTGGCGCTTTGATGATCCCGCGCCGAACGATGTGCAGCATGTGGATGTACGCATGAGTAAAGGAGCATACCTTCGTGGATGACGTTGATTTGGCGAATGAACACAATGAACTCTTCAGAGACGCGGTGTTAGCTTGTCGCCCTCGGCCGAAGCCGATCCCCATGGGGGTCGGTATTTGTTTGTACTGCCGAGTGAAGGTGAAGGGCGCGGGCCGATGGTGTTCACCCCTCTGTCGTGACGAGTGGGAAAAGGAACGACCACAATGACGCTTCGAGAATGGGCGCTCGCGCTAGCCAGGGATGGCTTCTATGTGTTCCCGATCGAGCCGGGGGTGAAATCCCCGCCGGCCTTCTCGGGATGGCAAGAGGCGGCGACACGCGATGAATCACAGATCGCGCAGTGGTGGGAACTAAATCCGGATTTTAATGTCGGCATTTATACTGGTCGTTTTGCCACGTCGGAGGCGCTTCTCGTCGTCGACGTGGATGTGAAGGGGGAAAAGAATGGACACCACTCAATGCTGCGGCTCGAACTTGAAGGACGGGATTTGCCAGAAACCCGGAGTCATGCTACTCCGACAGGCGGACGGCACATGTTCTATCGTGTGCGTACACCCGTGCGCCAAGGTGCGAACGTACTCGGTCCTGGTCTCGACATCCGGTCAAAAGGGGGCTACGTTGTCGGTCCAGGAAGTGTCGTCGCTGCCGGAACCTACCTCGTTCACACCGCTGTCGCCATTGCCGACGCTCCTCAATGGCTTGTCGACGCGTGCGGATCCCCGCGAACAAAAGACCTGGGAAGCCGAAAGTCAGCCGTAAGTATTGACCCTCAGACAGCGGCGGGGAGGGCGATCTACTATCTTACGCATGACGCGCCGGTGGCTATTGAAGGCGAAGGTGGGGATGATACTACTTATAGGGTAGGTCTGGCACTAAAGGACCTAGGTGTACCCCTAGGGGACGCCATACTTTTGTGCCAGGAGTATTACAACCTCCGCTGTTCACCTCCGTGGGAAATCAATGACTTAGAAACAAAACTCCGGAACGCATACCAATACGCTCTAGAGCCGATCGGCTCTAGATCACCCGAGGCCGATTTCCCACCGGTCGAGTCCGATCACGAGGACGAGACCCTTCACCCATACCACGAACTCAACAAGGAACATTCGCTCGTCGTCGCCGGCGGCGGCGTGCATGTGCTGTGGGAGACCGTCGATCAACATAGTCAGCCCATCGTCGAACATCTTGACGTGGGTGCATTCAAACTGAAGTTCGCCCCTCGGAAGATCACCATCGGGAAGGCCGAGAAAGCGGTGACAGGGGAGTGGCTCGAATGGAAAGGGAGGCGCATGTACGATGGGATCATCTTCCATCCAGGGCAGGAAAAAGAAGTCGTCATCGGAGTCAACGGATCCGCGAAAAAGTATTTCAATCTCTGGCGAGGTTTTTCGTGTACCCCCGCCGATCCGGGATCTACTCATCGATCTCTCGATCTCTTTCTTGAACACACCAGGGTTAATGTGTGCGGGAACAATGATGCCCTCTATCGATGGTTGCTTGGATATTTCGCGCATTTGGTTCAGCGTCCATGGGAGAAACCGTTGGTCGCACTGGTCTTTCGCGGAGGGAAAGGTGTTGGTAAAAATGCGTGTATCGAACGAGTCGGGAAACTACTCGGCCGTCATTTCCTCGTCACCGCTAACAAGCGATATCTGACGGGAAACTTCAATAGTCACCTTGAGAACTGTCTTCTCCTCGCCCTCGATGAGGCGTTCTGGTCGGGGGATAAACAGTCGGAGGGCATCGTCAAAGACCTGATCACGGGGAGCGAGCATCTCATCGAACACAAAGGAAAAGAGCCCTACAAAGTCGCGAATAAAACGCGCGTGGTGATCCTCGGAAATGAAGACTGGTTGATCCCCGCCTCCCATGACGAGAGGCGGTTCGCGGTGTTTGACGTGGGTGATGGGCGCAAACAAGACCGGGCGTTTTTTGAAACAATGCGGGAGGGCATGGAACATGGCGGCTATCCTGTTTTACTACGTTATCTGCTCGATTATGATTGCTCCGGTCTGGATTTTAACGGCGCTCCTGCTACGCAAGGTCTCGCGGATCAGAAACTACATTCACTTAACCCTCTGTTCTCGTGGTGGCATCGATCCCTGGACCATGGCAGCCTATTCGGCTATGAGGTTGAAGGCTGGCCCCAGTCCGTCGAATGCGATCGATTCCGAATGGCATTCCAACGCGACGCGAAGGATCGAAGTGTCAAGCTGTGGAACCACGAAGATACCCGAATAGGAAAAATGATGCGGGCGTGCCTCCCGTCACTCGTTCGGAAACGCGTCCGATATGGGGAGCGCTTACCGTGGGTGTATGAACTGCCGCCGTTAGAAGTCTGTCGCAAGGAATGGGAGACGTTCTTTCAACATCCAGGGCAATGGGAGGAATCCTGAGATGTATATGTCGAACAGTCCGGACGGGTATCTCATGCTCAGTACGGACATCATCGCCATGGGGAAAGGAGGGGTATATCTTCACGCGGCTCATGGGCCGAGCGAACACTTCGCGATCATCGAATCGATGATGAAAGAGATGGACGCGGTGGTTACTCGGTACGGGGATCGGTATGGCTGGTTTCAGGAGATCGAGGGGCGTGTGTGCTGGCGTTCTTCACCGAAAGGGAAACACGAATGACCTGTCATCGCTGTCACGGGCTGATGGTGCCGTCGAGGGTGTGGGATGATGTCATTGCCGTCGACATCATTATGCATAACTGTGTGAACTGCGGGAACGTCTTCGATCACCAGATTATGCGAAACCGGGCTAGTCTTGGGACAGGCCCTTCTTGCGACAGTCGACCGTACAGGGGGTAGCATATTTATTCTTGATCACGATCTTTTTTGGCGGCCCTGTCCAGTTCTTTTGCACGAACTCCAGGGCCGCCACTCCCACCTTCGCGAGTAATTCAAGCAATACCACCGGCATAGCGTTGCTCCTTTTTAGCGTCGGCTTCAATGTGGAAATGCGTCGCTTCTACCACGACATCGAAATAGGGAGGGAGGAGAGTTCTGATCGTCGCGGCGATCCGGCCTCGATCGTCTGGGGCAATCTGCCAAAACCGAATATCGAGGGCGCGGTCAAGGTAATGGTAACTCTCGACTCCGTGTTTCCCGTCGCGCCCTGCGGTGACGACGACATCCCCGAGCCCGTCCATCGCAATTTGAACGGCCTTCAAAATCAGGTTCGTGTACTTATTGCCGACGATCGTCGCGCCATCTTTCAGTTGGAACATACCACTCCTCTTTGACAGGTTTCGCCCCTGACGTGTCGACGCATAAGACCTGGGCGTCATGGATCTTCGCGTCATGGGTGTCGTTGTAATAGCGAATGCGCTGTTCGGCTTCGGCGGCCAGGTCGTGACAGGCGATGAAACTTTCTTCGCGGGACGTATAGATTTCCAAGGGGCCGGCGCCGATGTAGACCAAGAGGACGAAGAGGATAGGGGCCACGATTAAAAGACTCCTGGAGGGCCTTCCTTCTTAATGATCGTCACGACTTCATCATGGGGAAGATCGAATTTCCGGCTCAAGACTTGTTCGAGTTTCCCGATCAACCGGGCGCCCATGTGGCCGCTGATCCCGACAAGGGGCGCGGTGACGAGTTCGCTGAAGTTCGAGGCTTGGCAGAGCCAAAACGTGATGAGCCCGGTAAACCCGGAGATGCACATATCCCCGATGAGTTCGGTGAGATTAAACCGGGCGATACCCCCCTGTCGCATCTTTGACAGATAGTTGACCACCCCGCCCCACGTCGAGAGGGCCAAGACCCACAGGTAGGTGAAAATGGCGAAGCTCCCGATGGTGCGTTCCGGTTCCATTAAGGGATTATCCATTCAGCTCGCACTCCCCACGTTACAGCGAATAATTCAGACTCATACTGAGACTGTCGTCACTGGCCCAGGTAAACGGCACGGTGGGACTGATCGGCGTACCGGTCGCGTTGTTATACACTTGAAAATTGGTGCCGTTGAAAAAGACCGTCCCGAGATACGTCGCCCCGGCCGAGGTGTCTGTCATGAGGGCCGAGCCACAGGCGAAACTCGGAGGCGCCGAGGCGGTCTGTGGCGTCGGATTGTTCGGTGGGATTGAGAACGAATAAATCCCGGTGCCGAACGTCGTCGTTCCGCCCATGAGGAAATAGAGTTTCACCGTCATCGCTTGACCGTTTCGGATCCATTGGCCGTACCGTGTCCCGTTACCGATCGCGGGGTTGACACTCGCGGCCGTCCAGGCCGGGGTGTAATCTTGTCGAGAACTGTAAACGAGATTGAGCGAGTTGCCGCTGTTGTCGACATCATACGTCGTGAGGGCGGCCGTACCGATGTTGCCGCCCACCGTGAGGAACGTCGCGCCCGATGTAATGCTGTACCCGCCATTGAACGAATTGCCCCAAAAGGTATTCCGATCGCCGTCGAGTGCGATCGAGAGCGTTGTCTCAAACGAGTTTCCAGTCGCGACGACTTTGAAACAGTTCGCGTCCATCCGGATTGAGGGGATGGTCCAGGGGCCTGCAACGGAGTAGGGGCCTTGTCCGAGGGTGTTCCCCACAAGATTCGCGCCGACGGCGCCGGCGATATCGACCCCCGGCCCGTTCGTGAAATTGCCGACTAACGTACACGGGCCGTTCGAATCCGACGTTGGGAGTTTCACCGCGTATGTGGCGTAGTTGTAGGTGTCCATCTGATTGTGCGCGATGAGGGTTTGGAAGCCCGTCCCCGCGGCGGTGCACTCGATACAATAGCTCGCGGTGTCGAAGATCCAACAATCATGAATGCTGCGCCGGCCGTCGGCACCGCTCCCGGTTGTCATGATAATGCCCCGGCCGGTGTAGGTGGCCCCGTTCCCGTCCATGTACAGATGGTCGATTTCGCTCCGGAGTCCGAGCGACACCATATCGCCGTTGAAGGCTTTGATCAGCTTGGAATAGAGGCCGCTTCCCGTGAGACGGACGCCCGTGTAGGCCGAGCAATCGAGGAGGGCGTCTTGACTGTAATAGTGGGGGGAGAAGTAACAAGTGAGCCCGCTCCGCATGATCGTCGTGAGGACCGCTCGCCAACCGGTGTACGGATCGCCGCTCGTCCCTGTGCCTCCGGTCGCTAATTCTTGGACGTTGACCACATGGCGATTAAGCGGAACCCATCGCGTCCCGTTGTCCATCCACACGCCGCGAACGTCATCCGTCACTTTGTAGAGCGTGCCTGCTGAGCCGGCGGCCGGAAGGGCGGCGAGTAAGGATTCGGTGAGTTGGGCAATCGCGACGGTCTCGCTATCAGGAGTCTGCATCATGGTCGGATTGCCGTCGCCGTCGAATCCGAGATACCGGCTCGCCCGCACCACTTTCGCGGGGAGTATCCCGATATCCGAAGAGTCACCTTCCGGCTGCCTGAGACTCCTGGCGATCCGCTCTTTCAAACGAACCGCGATCATGGTTACTTTGTCGAACGGGTTCTCGATCGACGCCACGACGGGCAGACGATCGTTTTCCGTGGGGTGTACGTTCTGAGTCGTCGGCACCTCACGATACACGGTGATCGTAACGGTCGAGGCGGGGGCGGTCCCCATGATGACGGTTCCGCCGCTTGGATAATGTCCATAGGCGTTCGTGGTCCCGGTGATGGCATAATCCGTCGTGAGGGTGAGGGTTGTTTGAACGCCTGTGGCGATCACGGTTTGGACCACCACAAGATCCGTCTGCGCGGTGAACGGAAAGTTCACGGCGATGTGGGTCGTCGCTCCGTTGCCGGTGATCGAGACGCGGTTGAGCTGGGATGTCATCGTCATTTGAGGTGTTTCTCCAATCGCGCGAGGGCGTCGTTCCCGTATTTCGACGTCTCGATCATCCTGAAATAGGCCGCGTCAATCAGTTGACGTTTTGTCTCCGCTGAGAACTTGGGATTCTTATAGATATTCCGCACTACTTGACTTTGCGTGGTGAGTATATCACGGACTTTAGCCATCTCATCCCATGCATCGGGACGAAGTTGCTGTACTTTATTGTACGCATCCCGATCGCCAGCCTGTGCCATTTGCATCTTCGTATCGTAAAACCGTTTTGCCACGTAGTACTCATCGTAGAAGTCTTGGATCGATTGCGCTGAGGCCGACGGATACCGGACGGCAAACGCTTTGATCACTGGGATATCAGCCAGTGTGGCGAGTGGTTTGACGGGATCCGGAAGAACGTTCGCCTCACGCAACGCCTTGTCGGTAAGTTGCAAGATGTACATCCCGAGCCCGCCTGTCCACGCTCGAATGTAATTCTCGATTAAGACGGGCGTCGTGAGGGCACGAGCCACGCCGCCTATCATCGTATCTTCATCACGCACGGCCCGATCCCGCATCCCAGGGAAGGCCCCGAGGAGTTGGCCGAGGGCTTTCGCCGCTTCCGTCGTGTATTCGGTGTATTGATATTCCGGGAGGAGTTTCTCTGCGTCGGCCCGGACGAGAGGCGCCCCCGTGAAGAGAGACCGATTCGCGAACTGGTCGACGATCGGAGCGGCAAACGTAGGAATGAGATTCGGAAAGAACGAATCGAAGAACGCTTTTTCGAGGCCCTTCATCGCGCCGGGATGGTCGGACTCGAAGGCTTCGAGCATTCGTTCGGGCAGACTGCCGAAGATCACGCCGGCCGAGTGGGGTTTCGGGATTCTCCAGATATGATCTTTCGTGAGGATGATCCACGAGAGATCCTTCTGCCACTGGGGGATCTCTTTCCACCGGGGATCGTCGCGATTCGCGAGATAGAGCATGATCGACGGGAGGGTGATCGCCGCCATCATGCGCGTCGTCGTCCCGAGGGGTTTCTCGGCGAAGGCCCGAAAGAC